AATATCAAGAGACATTCAACTTTATATCTTCTGATGAGATCTCTATATTTACAGATGGTACGTTTATACCTAAGGATATATATATGTCTTACATGAGATATCCTCAATATATAAATAAGGCAGGATACATCATGCTTGATGGATTACCATCATTCGATCAGGATTGCGAACTTGAACTATACCTAGAAGATGAACTATTAGATCTTACAGTACAAAACTTGGCTATGTATACAGAAAACCAAAGTGCTGTTCAAAGCTCAATTTACAGAATACAAACAAACGAATAATTTTTAACAATTAAATATAAAGCAAAATGGCTGATTTTTCCCTAACCACCCTCTTTGTTGTACCAGTAGGAAATACATTACCTAGCTCTGGATCAACACAAGACTTAACAGCAGGTCAAGTAGGAATATTCCTAAATGACTATTCTGTTGCAACAGCAGGTAATATTGCTGCTGCCCCTTATTTTTATGTAGCTCAAGGTAGAGTTAACACCTACTTACAAGGTTCTAAGCGTTCAGACAAAATTGCTGGATGTCCTAGTGGTAACTCTTGTAAAACAAACGTAACTGAATGGTACAAATCTTTAGGTTGTCCTACTCCAGTGAATCAAGTAACTGATGTAGTTGACTTCACAGTAAAACCTGGTGAGATTGTAACATTAACTTTACGTGGTTTCTCTAGTTATCTAAACACATTGTATTTCAATGGTTTCACTCGTTCTGTAACAGTTAATGCTCCATGTCTTGGATGTGGTGATGATCCTTGTACAGACGTTGATGTTCCTGCTTTAATTGATGATCTTATCTATCATTTAGAGTTAGATGCTCCAGGTAATAACCCTGATAACATCACTTTAAATCAATTTTATCAATTCCAAAGAATTGGTAACGATTCATCTGCGTTGTTACGTATTACTGGTAAACCTTTGACTGCTTATGGACAACCTTGTGACGTTGCTGCATTCCCTTTTGAGTATGACAGATTCTATTTCAGAACTTTCATCTTCTCTGGTCCAGCTACAACTGCTGACTTTATTGTTGACGATCCTTGTAACAGAGTAGCTCAACCTGTAATTACACAACGTTCTAACTATGCTGTTGGTACTTCTGCTGAGGTTCAACAATTAGAGAAGAACTTCTATAGTTACCAAGCTGGTTACTTGAAGCATCTTTACAGAATGAATGGTTACAACGAGAACTTTGAGTCTTGGGTAACTGATGGTCAGATCTATGATTTGTACTATATCAAATTCAATGAATATGATAAGAGTGCTTACCAATGGGGTGACTATATTATGGAAGATAGCATGGTGATCATTGCTGTTCCTGAGAACCAAACATCTGCTATCGAAGCTATATTAGTAGCTGGTTTAGGAGCTGTAGCTGGAGATACTGCTTGTATCACAACTACTAGCACTACAACTACTGTATGGCCTAGTACTTCAACAACAACTACTTTGATTCCTTAAGAATAAAAGTAGCATCATATTAACCTATGCCAGAGGGTGAGAGGATATCTCAAATCCTCTGGCATTTTTATTATCAAAAACCATGATATTAGATTTTTTAGTAATCAACACATATAACACACAAACACTTGGTGTGGCTGATATATCTGTTTATGATACAAATCCACCTAATGTGAGTGCTCCTACTATGCAAATTACTGTTCCTGGTTTTACTACACCTGTTTCTATTCCATTCAATGTGAATAGCTTTAATGTTTACAACTCAATTATTTTAGGATTAAGTCCATTCCCAGCAGTGACACCATTGCCTGATGGAATTTATTTCATGAAATATTCAGTTGCCCCAGCTACTACAAACTTTGTAGAGAAGAACATTATGCGTACTGAACTTATTCAAGAAAAGTTTGATAGTGCATTTATGAAGCTTGACATGATGGAATGTGATTCAGCTATAAGAACCCAGTCAAAAGTAGTATTGAATAGTATTTGGTATATGATTCAAGGCTCTATAGCAGCAGCTAATAACTGTGCTATTGATACAGCCAATAAATTATATGTCCAAGCCAATAGACAATTGGATTATTTTATTGCAAACCAATGTGGTTGTACAGGAAACAACTATGTAATTAATTTCCCTTAATATGGCAAACTGTAGAGGATGTGGTATGAAGGTGGGCTGTGGCTGTCAATTGATTAATGGCCTATGCTCAGCATGCAACAACAAACTTAAAAACGCTACAAAAAGAATAAAAGATGTTATCACCAAGATTAACAGATTGTGTAGTTGATGCTAGCATCCCTGCTACACTATTACAAATTGATGAAAGATTAACTTACTGGGCAAATCGCCAGTATAATAATATTATCTTCTCCATGAACAATTATATTCCTGGAGAGATAATTGATGATTTATTACATTACAAACAAATATTAACATATAGACTTTGTACTCCTAACTATGCTATGGTGTGTGGGCTTCCCACTACCTCTCAAGTGGTGAGCAGAGTTAAAGTGTTAATTCATAAATAAATTAAACCATGTCTTGCGAAAGTTGTTATAATGGATGTGTTCAGACAGTATCTGATGAATGTGTTAGATATACAGGTATAAACTATGAGGCACTAGGTGTTGAAACAGGAGACAATTTAGTTTCTGTTGAACAAGCCATAATGAATGCTTTGGTTCCTTTATTATCAGGAGAAGGAGATGCTATTGCATTAAATATATCTTGTCCTATAGTTGATTTATATTTACCTGCTCATACACCAAACACTCAAGAGTTATTTACTGCTACAGTATCAGCTATATGTAGCTTACAAGCACAAATATTTACTATTGATGATATATTAACTATACTTAATGCTAATTACACAATAGGTTGTCTTACAGGAGTAACTGCTTCTTCTGACACTCATGCTATTGTCCAAGCTATTATAAATAAGCTTTGTCTAACTGTCACTGATCTTGCTGCTCTTACACTTGATGTAGATACAAACTATGTTAAGCTAGCAGATTTAGATGCTTTGATTGCAGCTTATTTAGCTAGTCAAGGTGGTGGTGGTTCAAACCAACAAAATTTAAAAATGGTTCCATATGTAGCATATGAATACTATGGACCATTAACTAACTTTGATGGAACAGGTGCAGGCTTAAATTCTGCTGGTTTCTATAAGGTAAATCTATGCAATGGCTTAAATGGCACTCCTGATAAAAGAGGACGTGTTGGTGTTGGAGCTATTCAAAATGTTCCAGGTGGTCCATTAGATGCTGCAGTTAATCCTGCAAATCCTGGTAATCCAAACTATGCAATATTTAATACAGCTGGAGCAAATACAGTGACGCTTATTGCATCACAGATGCCTTCTCACTCACATAGTGCAACTGCTACATCTGTTGGTACTATTTCCCCAAATCCTCATAGCCATAGTTATGCAGGAGTTCAAGCTCCTTCAGGACAAGGAGATGGAAGTAGAACTTCTGTGCCTCTAGCTAGAGATACTAGTAGTGTTAGTCTTACTGTTGATATAACTACAAGTGTTACAAATGCTAATACAGGTGGTGGGGCAGCTCACGCAAATATTCAACCTGTCATAGCTGCATATTATATTATGTATATTCCTTAATCTTATTAAACTAATTATAAAATGGCTTGCAATCCTGGAGATCCTTGTTACAATGCTTACTATCATCCTAACCAAAACTGTAGTTCACTTCCTTGTGCAACCACAGCAGGTAATGTTATATATAATGGACCAAACCTTCCTTGTTCAGGAATTCACACTGGAGATAACTTAGACTGTGCTCTATCAAAAATAGATGACGCTCTTTGCAATGGTGTTGTTGGTATTAATGGTACTTCTGGAACTTCTGGTTCTAGTGGTCTTACAGGCACTGCTGGTACATCTGGAAGTTCAGGTGCTACAGGACCTGGTGGTTCATCTGGCACTTCAGGTAGCTCAGGTGCTAGTGGTGCTGCTGGTTCATCTGGTACAAGTGGTGACACTGGTTCTAGTGGAACATCTGGAAGTTCTGGTAGAGAAGGTTCTAATGGTACATCAGGTTCTGCTGGTCTTTCTGGAACTAATGGTACATCTGCTTCTTCTGGTCTTTCTGGAAGTTCAGGAAGTTCAGGTACATCTGCTGCAGATGGTACAATGGGTACGTCTGGTACGTCAGGCTCAATAGGACCAGCAGGAACAGCAGGAACGTCAGGTTCAATAGGACCAGCAGGTACTTCTGGTACAGCTGGTTTAGATGGAGATAGATACCTATCATCTTCTGTCACATCTTTAACAATAGGAAATGGTACTCAAACTTTAACTACTGGTACAGGATTAGCTTATAGTGTTGCTCAAACAATACTTTTGGCATATGATGGTTCTAATACAATGGAAGGCACTGTTACAAGCTATGATAGTCTTACAGGTGCTATGGTTGTTAATATAATAGCAACAACAGGTTCAGGAATATATGCAGCTTGGACTGTAAACTTATTTGGAGCTGCTGGTGGTAATGGTACAAGTGGTACTTCTGGTTCTATTGGACCAGCAGGTACATCAGGTACAGCAGGTACATCAGCTAGTTCTGGTACATCAGCTACAGCAGGAACTAGTACAGGAACAGCTGGCACATCTGGAGCTACTGGCTCTAGTGGTGCAACAGGAACAGCTGGTACTTCTGGTGCTGCTGGTCCCACTGGCCCTCAAGGTCCACAAGGAGCTACTGGACCACAAGGTTTAACAGGAGGTCCTGGTCCAACTGGACCACAGGGAGCTACAGGACCTCAAGGAGCAACAGGAGGACCTGGTCCTACTGGTCCTCAAGGTGCCCAAGGTCCCCAAGGAGCAACTGGCCCTACTGGCCCAACTGGTCCTGGATTTACAACTATCTCTCCAGCAACTGCAGGAGCAATAGTTATATGTACTAACGCAAACTCTGGATTTACAAACTCAAGTGTATATGTAAGTGGTAATTCAATATATGCAGACTCTTTCTTCCAAAACTCTGACTTAAGACTTAAAACTGTTTTAGGTGCTATTCAATCAGAAAATATAGAAACTGTAATGTATGCTTGGAATAATCCAGAAAGAGATACTAAACAACACTGGGGATACATAGCACAACAAGTACAACAGTTTCTTCCTGATGCTATAGAAGTAAAAGATGATGGTTTCTTAGTAGTGGATTATACACAAGTACATAGCTGGAAGATTGCTCAACTAGAAAAACGTATTGCTGAGTTAGAAGCTAAATTAAATAAATAATGAGTTGGTCAGGCATAGCAAGTAATCAAACAGTTTCTTGTAATAATCTTCAGGATGGTGTAGATACTGGTGTATTTATTCCTACCTCTACTATTCCTGTAAGTCAAAAACAAATAACTAAAACTGAGGCATCATCTTATGTTGCCTTAAATACTTCCTATCCAAGCTTTTCTAGTAAATCTGCTAATCAACTAGTTGTTAAAAGTGATTTGGATCCTCTTTTATATTCTAATAGAATATATGGAGTTGATGACGTAAATCCTTATACTCCACCAGGTGTACCAACCTATGGAACTGTAATATATTCAAGTAACTCAGGTGTAACATGGTCAAGTACTACTGTTACTGGATATAGTGTTTCTAGAAGTGGTAGAGGACAATATGTATTAACAGGTACACAAACTAATAATATAAAAGTCTCAAGTGATTATGGAGTAACATGGACAACACGTTCATGTTCATTACCAGCATCACCTAGTTCAATTCAAAGTATTGTTGGAACAGCTGTTTCAAGCGATGGTCAATATATGTATATAATTACATATGGTAGTAACACAGTAGGACCATCTATATGTAAATCATCTAACTATGGAGTTACTTGGAGTGAAATTTACTATTCTGCTATTGGTTCTAATGAACTTATAGAAATTCCTTATCCAAAAATAGCATGTTCTGGTGATGGTAGATATATTACATGTGTTGTAAATAAACAAAATAACTCATTTGATTGGGGATCTAGAATAATTAAGTCTTCTAACTTTGGAGTGTCATTTAGTGTTAGTGGTGATTATAATTTAAAATATTGGACAGATGTAGCTATAAATACTTCAGGACAATATCAATTATTATCACAAATGTCTAGTTTTGGTACAGGTAATACACAAGGAGAAGGAAGGATATATTTATCTTCTAACTATGGTGCATCATTTATTGAAAAAACATATGATCAATATGATAGAGCACTCTATTGTGATATGTCTGAGAATGGACAGTATATGTTAGTAGCATTAGTTAATACTAATAATACATTAAATAAATTTTACTTCTCTACAAATTATGGTGTTAGCTTTACTGTCTTTGATACAAATCCAAGTGCTCCAGCAATTGGACAAACACCAGGAGGAGTATTTGTTAATTCAGATGGAACTTATGCATTGATAACATATATAGACAGTGCTCAAATAACTTATAACAATGGTATAACATGGTCAAGTTGGGCGTCACAATCTATTCCAACAGCTTATACTTTTGGAGGATTAAGTAAGTCAAGATTTCTTGATATTCCTGGTACCACTACAACTACAACATCTACCACAGCAAATCCAAATTATGATTATTATTTAGCAGATGAATATAATTGTTCAGGTTGTAATATAACAAGTACAAATGTACTAGTAGGATTTCCAACTGGAACTTCTGTTATAATAAATAGATTCTATGCAGATATAGGTGTAACTGGATTTGTTTATCAAATAACACAATCAACTAGTTCAGGTAGTACTCCAATATTACTTACTCTTCCATCTGCCACAACTTGTAATGGAGCTTGTATATTATAAACCAATTGTAGTTAAATGAAAACAAATAATGCTTTAGTAACATATACAGATTTAACCACAATGGGATTAATTCAAAAACCAGGAGCAAATCCTCCTAGTGGAAATCAATGTGCTACAAAAGACTTTATTCTTACAAATTATTATGCAGATACAGCTGCATTATCTGGATATACTGGAAATAGACTTCCTCCATATCAGGATATAGTTCCACAAACTACACCATTTTTACTTTGTTATAATTTAACTATAACTAATAACTTGTATCCAGGTTGTAATGGTTATACAGATACATTTGAGACTTGGACAATATCTCTTATTGATCAGTTTGGCAATGCTTATTATACACCAACTACTTTAACTTTTGAAGTTCAGTATGATTATTTTGAACAAGAAGATGTTCCTCCTTATCAAATAAGTGATACACTTATTACAAATCTTAATGTAAATGCAGGTCAATATCAAGGATTTGGACAATTTGGAACTTATACATATAGGAACTGTGCAATGTCAGGTGTATGTGATGGTTCTTGTTATAGTACATCAACTAATATACAATTGATATCATCACCTCTTGGAATTAGTGGAGGTTGTTCTTTACCACCTCCCCCACCTCCAGGACCATGTGCATATACACAGATATTATTTTCAGGGGGATTTTCTCCCAATGGTGATGGTATAGATGACACATGGCAATGGCAAGGCAAAAGAGGTGGTACATGGGAACTTTTAAACTATACGTGTTATCCAAATGCAGTATGGGAAATTTTTGATATAAGTCAAAATGTTTGGTATGCTAATTTTTCAGGAGCTGTATATGTTCCTTGGAATGGTAAGTACAATAATGTAGGAGTAGATGCTATTGACGGAACATATTTCTATAGTATAAACTTAGGAGATGGTGCAGGATTTAGACGAGGATTTTTAGTTTTAGTAAGACCATAACAATAATAATAATGACAGTATTAATAACACTTACCCTAGCAGGATCTGATACAGGTCCATTCAACTTATACTCAAATGCAGATGGTTACACAACAGCATTTGAAACTGGTATTTCTAGAGCAGCTCTTATTGCTGGATATACTTCAAGCCTAGCTCCAGATGGAACTACAGAAGTTCTTGTAAGATCTACAGGAGTTTGTCAAAGAGACCTTTACTTAATTGTATCTGGAGCTCCAACAACCACCACCACTTCTACAAGTAGCACAAGCACAACTTCTACGTCTACAACCCCTAATCCAGATGAATTATATTTAGCTGATATAGGACGTTATGCTGGATATGATGGATGTCCTACAGGTTCAATTTTAAGAATATTCTTAGATGCTTCTGACTATGCCTTATTTGTAGCCAATGGTGACTCGTTTGCAGGCCTAGGAGGAGGCAGTTCTATAACATGTACAGCAATTGCTAGAAACGCTGTAGGTGCTCCTATCACTGCTTTATTCTATGATTCAGAGAATATATCTTGGAAGCTTATAAGTGGCACCTTTGAATATTATGAGTTCCAATGCTAATACAATTTTAAAAACCCTGTTTGTTGGTTTACAGGGAGTTCTCCTAGGGTTTCCACCCTGGGAGTTTTTGTTTTAACTATAACTAAAAAAGTTATTGTATATAACCAAAATAGTTAACTTATTTTTGGGAAATTCAGAAATAGTTCCTATCTTTACAATAATTTTAACCAAAATAAACTACATATGCCTGAGAATCAAGCATTACTAAACCAGCTAGAAGAAATCCTACATTGGAAAAAGAGTAAAAAGTTCTACGCTGACAAGCTTGGAATTACAGAATCAGAGGTTGATGAGTTGTTGATAGAGTTAAGAAATAGAGAACTTGTTGAAGAAGTGGCAGAGGTAGGTAACTATGTTTCTGAGCTAGAGGAAACAATAGTGAGATTTGAAGAGGATATAGCTAAAGGAACAGGAGAGATTGTCTTCAATACAAAAGATGAAATTAAGAGCTTAGATGAGCTCATAGTAAAGTGTAAGATTGACACAGACAAATGGGAAATCACCAAGTACGTACAGAACTACTGGGGAAATGGTGGGAATCCACATTGGCAAGTCAAAGCCTGGTTAGGGAAGAAGTCTACAGAACAAGTTTTTCAAGATGCGTTTGTAGACTTTTTAGCTTCATATAAGCCTGTAAGTCAAGAGGTTATGAGTCCTAAGGTTGACTTTGACAAACCAAAAGGTATGTTAGTCATCAACAAACAAGACTCTCACTTGAACAAATATGACATAGATGGTAACAATGATGTTACTAATAGACTAGCTCATATCATGTACAAGGTGGAGTTGATAGCTAACCAAGCTCAGCTTTCAAATAACTTAGAACAAATTACATATATCATTGGATCTGATGAGTTCAATAGTGAATACACTGGTATGACTACAAAAGGAACTCCTCAAACAAACACTCACACATATCACACTTCTTTTGAGTATATCTGTGGACATGAGATCTTAATGATTACAATGTTATTACAGTATGGTCATGAAGTGAAGGTAGTATATGTAGCAGGTAATCATGATGAGTTTGTAGGATGGCATATGGTTAATTGGTTACAAACCTACTTTAGAAATACAGGGAGAGTAACATTTGATTGTTCTCCTAAGTATAGAAAGTATGTAAGCTATGGTCAATCAGCATTGATGTTTAATCATGGAGATGCTATTAAACCTGCAAAGCTTGCTGCATTGTTTCCAATAGAATATAGAGCAGGGTGGTCTTACCATGATAAGTTCTATATATTCACAGGAGACAAACACCATGAAGTGAGTCATGATTTCAATGGTATTAAATTTTACCAGATCCCAGCATTCTCAAATGCTAAGAGTCTATGGGATGATAAGAATGGTCATACGATGTCTAAAGCAGAAGTTACAGGATTCCTAATTGATTATGATGAAGGAATAACAAATATATTCAAACAGTATTTATAATGGCTACATTAAGAAAAATGGTCTCAGATGTTCGTGCAATGCACAAACTATTAACAACAGATAACCTTATCACTGATAGGGTTGTTGCGTCTGAGGTTAGAAACAATACATTTTTATTGGTAAAGAGAGAAACAAATCTCAGAAAGCTTTGGGCTACAGACACTGTATTCCAAACGCTTCCTTGTTTAGAGATGATAGAGGTTCCTATTTCTGATTGCTGTGAGTATGTTGATCCTTGTCAAGTGGCAAGAAGCAGATTCAAACTTCCTCGCATCAGTGAAGGAAACTATCAATATCTAATACAAGGTGTATATTCTATCAACGCTATGGGTGGTAAAGGAAAAAGATTTAAAGAGATTACAATTAACAGATACTTAAATTTATTAAAGCTACCTATCATTAGAGCTGAACAATATTACTGGATAGCAAATGGAGGATATTTATACATTAATAATCCTAATTTGCACTCAGTGAGAATTTCTGCATTCTTTGAAGAAGATGTTCCTAATGAGATACTATACCCATCAGACTGTGCATGTGGCCCATCTCCTACAGTGAGCGATGAAGAATACTGTATGAATCCATTGGATAAGGAGTTTGGATGTCCTGGTTATTTAGAAAAGCAAGTATTAGAGTTAACATCTCAAAAACTATTATCTACTTACTTTAGCATTAAGACTGACATGACATTTGATGGTATAGATGGTCAGGCTCCTAATGCTAAACCAACTAGTTAATGCGAACCAAGATTGACTGGAGAAGCTCCAGTAAAGAAAACTACAACAATTTCTGCAGAAAAAATCCCACCATAAAAGTTACATTTGATGAGTGGAGAAACATTATATATCAATATAATGAACATTTCAAAAACTACATTCTAGAAACAGGAGAGAAAGCAAGACTTCCTTTTGGCTTTGGTGAATTCTCTATCAATAAAAAGAAGAGAAAGAAGATGAAAACAGTTGATGGTAAGGAGATGGTTAACCTACCAGTTGATTGGCAAAAGACAAAACAAAAGGGTAAGATCATTTATAACTTTAACTTCCATACAGAAGGATTCTTTTTTGGTTGGATGTGGTTTAAAGAGTCTACAAGAATTCGTAACATCAACTTATGGTACTTCAAACCTTCTCGTTCTACTTCTAGATTGCTGTCACATTACATAAAAACAGATGACAAATACCAGCACCTTTATAGGGAATGGAAAAAATAAAATAACATGGCATACTATTACAGATACAACTTTGTCTCTCCTGAGCCAATCTATTCAATTGTTAAAGAAGAGTTAAAATCTTACTTTGACACAGGAGCAGTTGATGATTTAATGTTCCCCACCTATTTAGACAAGTGTCTACAAAAGATGGGTAGATCAAGTTATGTCATTGCTGAACAGACATTAGATATTTCTGGATATGAGGCTAGACTTCCTGACAACTTCTTTGCTGTTAGAGAAGCTTGGATGTGTACAGAGATTCCTCAGCTTCCATATCAAACAGCTAACTCATTCTATTCTCAGGCAGCTAGCCAAACAACAATACAAGTCTCTCCTATTATTAGTGGTGGAGTACCATGTACTAATCCACAATGTACAACAGGATGTCCTACGTGTATGCCTGATATCATCCAAGCTGTATATAAAACCAATCAACAGATAGCTAGAGGTATAAGAAAAGAGTATTTATTAAAACCAGGCAATATATCTTGCCAAGGTAAATGTGATGTAAGCTATACAGATGCTTGGCAGTTTTATACAAATGCACCCCCTGTGCATGAGTTCACTCCAGGAAGTGCTGGTTATGATAGCTTTGATATTAGAGATAATAAGTTTGTTACAAACTTCAGCTGTGGTGTTGTTCATATGATTTTCTATGCTACAGACTATGATGCTACAGGTAATCAATTGATTCCTGATAACTATCGTATAAGAGAATACGTAGAAGCCTTTATTAAATATAAAGTTTTTGAAACCTTATCTAACCAAATCAATGATGAGACATTCAACCAAATACAAGCTAAGTTAGTTTACTATAAGCAACTTTCAGAAGAAGCCTTTATTATGGCTTACACTGAGATTAAGAAACAAGATGTATGGACTAAGCAAAGAAGAGTAAGAAATGATTTACAACGCTTTGCACAATATGAACTACCAAACAGAAGCTCAAGATATGGCAGATAACCAAGAAGGAACATCTAACATAAGACAAGAGTATAATCTTGGCAGAGTTGGACTAGATATGGATTCTTCTGTAAACCAAATACAGAAGGGTAAACTTTCTTATGCCCTAAATGGAGCATTAGAAAACTTTGATGCTAATTCTGTAAGTTATCAAAATGAGCCAAGTAATGAAGCTTGTTTAGAGTTTCCTGAAGGCTATCATTTAATTGGAACTCATTTCATTCAAGAGAAAAACAAACACATATTCTTTTTAGCTAATCCTGAAACAGGAGGAAGTGAAATTGGATATATGGATAATAATGATTGTGTATATCATACACTATGTACAGAATATCCTGATTTAGAAATCACTGTATGTGCTAACTCTGAATGCTTAAACTTTGATATAAACTATCCTATTCATAAGGCTGTACATAAGATTACAAACTGTACCACTGAGGTATATTGGACTGATGGATTAAATCCAAGAAGATATATAAACATTGAACAAGTTCCCTATATTTCAACTTATGCAGGTACTCAAAATTGTGATCCAATTGTTACTCCTGTACTTGATTGCAATAAGTTAAAAGTACAACCTAACTTCTCTATTCCTAGCATAGATATTACTGGAACAGCTGTAGGTGGAGATTTACAAGCAGGTACATATCAGTTTGCTGTTCAATATTGTAATGCTTCAGGAGATGGATACACATCCTATTATTCTGTAACTAATCCTACATCTATTGCAAATACAGAGATAACTACTCCTGATTTTCAATACTCTGTAGGAAAGTCTATATTGTTAAGTATTGGTAATGTAGATATTACAGGATACTTCCAATATTTTAATTTAGCTGTTATTAAGACTATTAATAATGGTACCAGTGTAGAACTTGTAGGAACTTTTAAGATTCAAGACAAGATAACAACAGCCACTTATTCAGGTCAAAACCAAACACAAATACCTTTAAGCTTAGGTGATATATTAGAGAAGTTCCCTTATTATGATATTGCACAAGATGTTACAAGTGTGCAAGACTATATCGTTTGGGACAATCTTACTTCTATTGATAGAATTAACTATCAATCAATTGCTAGTAAAATAACATTAGAATGGGAAACTTATAAGTTACCAGCAGGTAACAGCTATGCAGATCCTTTCTATACAGCTAATCTAAGAGGATATTTAAGAGATGAGATATATGCATTTGAGATAGTATTTTTATTAGATAATGGTAAACAAACAGATGGCTTTCATATTCCTGGTAGAGTTAAAAATGCTCAAGAGTTATCTCAGCCAGATGTAACAACAGCTAATGCAGATTACATAGGAGATGGAGCTCCTCAACCTTATTGGAAGATATATAACACTGCCACTGTATCCACTACATATCCTGTTTCTACCAATGAAAATATAGGACAAGCATATCCATATCAATCTGGAGAATTTGCCTATTGGGAAGCTCAAGATGAAGAATATCCTTGTAATGTAGATGTATGGGGAGACCTTGCTGGTCAGAAAATTAGACATCACAAATTTCCTGATGTATTAGTTTCTCCTTACTTTGAGACTCCTCCTATTACATATTCAGGTGGTCAGATAGAACCAATCATGCAAACTTCTAATGCCATCTATCCAATAGGTGTAAAAATAGATGTACAACAGGTAGCATTCTTAATTCAAACATCTACTTTAACAACTGAAGAAAAAGCTTCAATTGTTGGATTTAAAATAGTGAGAGGAAATAGAAGTGCAAACAAATCTATTATTGCTAAAGGTATATTGAGAAATGTAGGTAAGTATAATAGAGAAGGTACAAACTTTTACTATCCTAACTATCCATATAATGACCTTGATAAAGATCCATTCTTACTTGAGAAGAGCAATTCTTACATGTCTCAATGTGATACTTTCCAAGTGACAGCTACAGTTGATGGTGCATTACAATATACAGATTGTTATACAGGCACTGTATCAAGTCAAAATTTTACTACAGCTACCACTGAAATATGTTCTCTTACACTTCCTGTTGTAAATACAGGAGCAGCTACATTTACAAACATTACATCTAGCACTTATATAATCTCTTCAACTTATAAATGTGTAACTTTTTCAGCACCTGTATTTAATTATTTAGATCCTATAACTGGAGCTTTACAAACTATCACTGTACCATTTAATACATCAGTGACAGTTAATTCAATAGGTGCTCCTACATTTGTATCAGGATGTGATCGTTTCACTATAGTGGAAAATAGTAAAGTAAATATTAATTGTTTTCCAAATAACTTAGATGGATTTAGTAGTATTGAATCTAAATATAGACAAGTATTTAATTCACCAGAAACTTCTTTTGGACAACCTACATTAGGTAATGTTCTTAAATTAGAAAGTGTATTGTTTGGTGGTGGAAGATCTCATTTTGTTGAGGTACAGAAGCATTCTATGTACAAGCTTCTTACCAGACAAACTCAAATAGATGCCTTAAACTCTAGCAAAAAGATTGCTGACCTAGGAGGATTTAGTGCTGTAGCATTCTTTACAGCATATCAAACTTACTTACAAATCTACCTAAATGGTATTAGTAGAAAGAACTTTGCACAATCATTTAACTCTGTCTCTAGCTATGACTATAGTGCAGATATACAGAATGCTGCTACTAATCCTCTAACTGGTAATATAGGTATTAAACAAAGACAACTTGATAAGTGTCAATATGTATTCCCAGGTGTACAGAATGTAGGTGATAATCATGATCTTAATAACTTTAATAGAGAGTCTTCAATATATACTAAAACTATTGAAGCTAGATCAGGAGTAGTTGTAAATCCTCTACCATTCCCTAATCAAACTCCTTCTTTATACATAGCAGGTGTAAGTCAGATATCTGATAATTCAAGATTTACTATTTCTCAAGCAAATAACTGTAGTGCTCCTGAACAGCAAGAAGATATAAAAGTTGTATCTTATTATGCTTCAATAAAGGCTATTAATAATAATCAATGGGGACAAATATATTCTTATCAAACAATTGATACAGGATTCCAAAGAATATTTAGTTCTCTTCCAGCCACTGAAGTAATATTTGGTGGTGATACATATATTGGTAAGTTTGGATTCAAAACTAAGCTTCCTTTCTTTATTGATAATAGAGTGGGAGCTCCTGATGATAGTGACATTTACTACGATGAGTTAGGTAATGTAGCCTATCCACAATATTGGTATTCTGCTAGATCTGAATTATCTGATTACTTTGTAGGTGGTACTTTAATGAAGAATATCATTTCTACCAAAGCTCACTATTTAGACTGTCCTAATGATTATATAGTGGATAATATTAGTACAACTACCACTACCTCTTCTACAACTCCTGCTCCAGGTACTGTATTAGCTGGTTCACAAAACTATATCTATGATGGTAAGATGTATCTATTTGCTTATGGTATTCCTTACTTCTATGTAGAGAGTTCTATTAATGTAGACTTACGTCAGGCATTTAATAACCTAGAGGGTGATTTCTACCCACACGTGAGCTCAGGTATTCCTGATACTTGGTTCCAAGAAAGCAGAGTTCCTATTGCACTTGATAACACATACTATTATAATACCACTTTCTCTAAACAAAACACAGAGAACTTTTTCTCTCATTTACCTTCAGACTGGATAAAGCAACTTTGCTTTACATACTTCCCATTCAGAGCTATATACTCTGATCCACAAGAAAGTTATTCTGATAATAGAATTAATAATTGGTTGATATATCGTCCAATAAGTTTCTTTGACTTCCCTCAGAACTATGGTAAGTTAGTATCATTAGATGGTATACAAAATAAGGCTACCCTAGCTAGATTTGAAAACAAGTCATTGCTTTATGGTAACTTATTAACAATGAACACAAGTAGTCCTCAGGCAGCGTTCTTAGGTAATCCTACATTATTCACATCAGCTCCTGCAATTGATTATGCTGAAACTGACCTA